AAAAAAAGGGGCATTACACCCCTGTTTCTAGTTTATAATCTTGAGCGATACCTTACATCCTGATGGTGTAATCCTAATAGGTATTATCTCAACGGTGATATTACCTTGCATCCAGGTATCATCTTTCCTGACCTTGGTGTATGAGTACTTGAAGGTCAGGTCTTCATGGTTCTCATATCTTACATCTCTGATTAGACATGTAGGATTTAGGGCTTTGATTCTATTTGTAATCAAGTCTCTAATCTCTTTGTGTAATTGCTCTTGTGTCATGACTATATAATTTGTTGGTTATTAAGTGTTTAAAAAAGAAAGGGGATTTCTCCCCTATTCTTATGATATCTCTTCAAGATATTCTACTGCATATCCCGTGAATATCAGGCTCATAAAGAACATGATTGCACAATAGATTGGTGATGTAATCCATAGCATATAGATGTTCAGGTCAAGTGCTATGATACTTGCAATAGCTGCAGGTGTAATGAATACACCCAGGAACACAACACATACTTTCCAATAGATTGAGAATAACTTTTTCATATGATTTATTATTTATTGATTATCAAGTGTTTATCTATCATAAAAGATGAAATGCCCTAGAAGGGCAAATCATCTTCATCTGGTTCAATGACTATCTGTTTGCTGATGTACTTCTCTTCCATGCGCTTTATATAGCATGTATGACATTCAGTATCAAATGATATATCAATGTCGATGGAGTCCATTCCACCACCATCATCATAGCAAGGAGACCAAGACTCATGAACCATGACAGGTTGACCACAGGCACACACGGGATGCAAAACTTTTTCCATAGCTTTAAATTTTAATTTCTATCTGATAAAGTGTTTAGGCTCTCTCAAAGCATAGGGGGTACCCCACACTCTGGCAATGGGTGGGGGTTGGTTTTATATACATCCCTTACTCTGCAACACAGGTATAAATTCCCCATACCGGGGGATCATATCCCAGGGATTATTTGTATATTTGTAGTATAATAAGTATATTATAGTATGCCTACAAGAACTGGTTTTATACGTACTACTGTATATGAGGGTGTATTAGAGGCGGGGGTAACCGATGTGTTTATAGGATATGCCGGGGGGATTACTACCGTTAATAGAATAACCCTTACCAACCCTGATGTATCTGTTACCGTAAAGGTTAATATTAACCGTACCTCTGGCAATAGTGTACAGGTGTATAGTTACACCCTTGCCGCGGGAGATGTTATGGTAGATACCTTTGGGTATAATCTAGAATATAACGACACCATCTCTGTAGATAACTCTGATGATGGTACTGTTTGTATAGTTAACGGTTCAGTTACTCCATCTACAAGATAATGGCAGAATTTTCAATAAATAACCCCAATGGATATCTAGCGGGACCACTTGGTAGTTTTCGTGTATACGGAGCTGATGGTAGATTAAAAGCTATTGGTGCCGGGGGTGGGGGTGGTGCTACCTGGGGAACTATCACCGGGGATATTCTAAACCAGACAGATCTTATTAACTACATTGCTTCTCAGACGGGTAGCGGGTTTGTTCCCGAAACCAGAACTCTGACTATTAATGGAGTTACCTACGATCTTAGTGCTGATAGAACCTGGACATTACCTACCGGGGGTACCGTTACAGATGTAACAGGTACGGGGACTGTATCAGGACTTACCCTTACAGGGACAGGTACTACCTCGGTTACACTTACTCTAGGTGGATCACTTGTACTAGTTGCTTCTGATATTACCACAGCTCTGGGATATACCCCGTATTCTGATACCAACCCAGCAGGGTTTATAAATCAGACTACCGCGGATGGACTTTACTACCCACTCTCATCCAACCCTAGTAACTACGTTACATCTAGTTCTTTAACTACGATACTAAGTAACTACCTGACCACATCGGCAGCAGCTAGTACTTACCTGACTATTACTAATGCCGCAACTACATACCAACCCATTTTTACTACACAGAATGGTTTGACATATGGTGCTGGAGTTTTAGAGCTTGGTGGAACATTACTGGTTGATACAAACATAGATGGTGCAAGTGGCGTATATCAGTTAAATTTTACTGATCTACATTCTTCTACGAATACCGCCAGAGAATCATTTTCATTTGAAACACAAGATGGTGGAAATACTGCACAACTTGTATTAAACTCACAAAATTCTAAATCTAGATTTTACCAAGTACATGCGGCAACGGGAGATGAGTCATCCATAGAACTTTTAGGAACAGAGTTAAGAGTTAAAACCCCTGATTATACTACAGCAACTAATGGGGATGTTCTAACTCTACTTGATAATACTACTGGGGCAGCTGAATGGCAAACTCCAACTGGGGGAGGTGGAGGTATTCTTCATGGAACAGCATCAGGAACAGATACTTATACAGTAACAATTACTGGCGCAACCGCATATGCTGATGGTGATGCCTACCTTATTCGTTTTACTAATGGTAATACAACTAGTGCTACATTAGATATCAATGGTTTTGGAGCAGTAGATCTTTATCGCAACAATGATGGCGCTCTCATAGGAGGTGATATTGTAGATGGGGGTGAAATGTTGTGTATATATAACTCTACCACCAACAGGTTTCAAGTTATAGGTACAGCTCCCAATACTCTTCTTGGTTATGTTACCAACGGAGAGTCTATCACAATAACCAAAGGTCAAGCAGTTTACGCGTTTAGTGGTACCGGTGATAGAATGGTTGTAAAACTTGCCAACAATACCGGAGATGCTACATCAGCACAAACAGTTGGATTAGTTTTATCTACATCTATTGGAGCAAACCAAAAAGGTTTGATTATGCTGCAAGGGTTGTTGGATGGATTAAATATTCTTCCCGACACCACTTGGGATGACGGAGACCCTGTATACCTGGGAGCAACTGCTGGTAGTATTACAAAAACTAAACCCTATGCTCCTAACCACCTTGTCTATCTTGGTGTTGTAACAACAGCAAGTAATGGTAACTCAGGACGGATGTATGTTAAAGTACAAAATGGTTATGAGTTAGATGAGCTTCATAATGTTCAGGCACAGTCTCCAACAGTTAACGATGTTCTTTACTTCTTTGGAGGAACTCCAGGTCAGTGGAAGACTGCATCTCTATCCACAATACTGGGGTATACTCCACAAGCTCAGTTAAATGGAACTGGATTTGTGACAGCTAGTGGAACGACAATATCTTACGACAACACAGCTTATGCTCCATTAGCATCACCTGCTTTTACTGGAACACCAACAGCTCCAACCGCTGCAACTGGGACTAATACAACACAGATTGCTACAACAGCTTTTGTTCAATCAGCAGCAATACTATCTGCTAATCAGATTTCTATTTTTGGGGATGGATCAAATGGAGCTGGTACTATTACAGGAGCAATAAGTTTAACTGAAGATACATACTACACCGACCTTACCATTAGTGGTGCAGGAGCTATAGACCTTGCTGGTTATAGACTATTTGTAAATGGTACTTTAGATTTATCTAATGCAGGGTCTAATGCAATATCTAATAATGGGTATGTGGGGGCTTCTTCAACTGGTGCTATAGGAGCATCTAATGGAAGTGCGGGGACTTTTGGAAGAGGCGGATATGGAGTAACTACTTCAGGATATTATTCAGGAGGTAGTGGAGGTAACGTACTTTACAGAGGAGGTAATGGGGGAACTGGAGCAAGTGCAAACACAAACAATGCAGTAGCAGGTTCTCAAACCGCACAGGCTGCATCTCCAGTAACAGGAGGAGCTGGGGGATCAGGAGGAGAAGGGGGAGATAGTACTATTGGTACAGGAGCTGTGGGAGGAGCTGGACAAGCTATTGCAGCAGGTACTTTTGTTGTTAGGACATTTGTACCAAACCTTGCATTTTTATCTAGAACTACACAGAATACAACAGGTACGATAGCTACTTCACAGGCAGTAGGAGGAAGACACGGTGGTGGTGGTGGCGGGGGAGGTTCGTCAGCAGTTGCTAGTGGTGGGGGAGGAGGAGCCGGAGGCGGTGGAGGTGGAAACACTATTGTTTATGCAAGAAACATTATAGTTGGAGCAGGTACAGCTTCAGATGCTATTGCATCAAGAGGTGGAAATGGTGGTTCTGGATTTTCTGTTACATTTAACAATACAGCTGGATCTGGTGGTGCAGGAGCTGGAGGAGGTGGATACGTCTATCTTGTTTATGGAACTATAACAGGGGGATCGTTTACTTTTGTTTCAGCTAACGGAGGAACAGGTGGTAACGGAGGTAATGGTCTTGGAACTGGTACTGGTGGGCAAGGAGGACAAGGTGGAAGTGGTGGAAGAATAACCGCTATATGCTTAGGAAATAATACAATTACTCAAGTAAACGGAACAGGTAACTCAGGGGCTATCCCAGCTATACCGACAACTACAGCTGGTAGTGCGGGTGGGGCTGGTGGAACCTGTACATTCTCATCATAATATGGAAAGGATAATAATGACTTGTAGCGTATGCTCAACAGAGATAGGGTATATAGATGTTGAGGTAGTAACTCCTGACTTATATAGAACTTATATTTGTAAAGTATGCAACAATTTGGTTCCCGATCTAAATAGTCCAATAGAACCTATTCCAGATCCCGAACCTATAATTCCAGAAGAACCAATAAATCCAGAATAATGCAAAATTTAGAAAAATCACTAAGACTCCTTAACCTCCCAACAGAGCTAGGAGCGATTAACGGACAGATCAATAAAAGAGTTACAAAAGCTCTAATTGAAAACTGCTTGATGGATTTCACTAAAATGGTCAAGAACCCTACAACTGGGAAGTTTGAACCTACGACCACTTTTACTTATGAAGTTAGCTCTAGCGAATCTTTGTTTGGTATGTACCCATTGAATCTTGTAGCCGCACACTTGCACTCAACTGATATGGATATTGTAAGCATGGATAATAACACATTTGTATTGTACAAGCCTTACAAAGAGTTTACTATTGATACTATTTTGGATGCTAATGGACAACTGGTAACTCTTCCTCCTGGTTCAGGACAGAAGAGTTGGGTAGGTTGGACTGAGATTAGCATTGTTCCAACAGCAACTGGGTATGACTACAACTTCTACTACGAGCAAGGTAACAACGTATCATTTGGCGTATACTACCCACACGATGAAAACATTATGTGGAGGTCAGTTATCCGTAGAACTTACATCAAGACTAGCTCTACTCCTAACCCAACTAGATTTACCAAGTCTTATCCTAAGTATACAATTGCTGAACTTAAGAAGAAGACTGGATTTACAGACCGCCAGCTAGCAGAAGCATACGGAACTACTTGGAAGATTGAGCTTAAGAGTCATGATACTCACTGCTTAAACATTGCAAGCGATATAGTTATTGTAGATCAAGATACAATCAAAGGGGAAGCTTACATTAACGGAATTCTTTCTAAAGACATTCCATATACTAGCTTGATTAGCTCATACTTTAAAAACCTTCCTGACTTTGTTTGTAGATGGAAACTATACAATGATAAGTTCAAGACTCCTGGGGACAACGTATATGGAACTGCTTGGAATAAGTTCATGGCATCAAATCAAGATACAACTCTGAACTTGAAGAAAGGGACAACTGTATCCTATGACTCAGCTACAAATACGCTAACATATCCACCAGATAGCAGACTGGTGTTTGATTATGAGTTCCTTCCTGCACAGGGAAAGAATGAAACAAATGGAACTGCTATTAATTTAGATACAATGACTAAAGAATTTTTCGGATGAGAACACTATTAAAATCAATTAAGTACAAACTACAACTCTTTGACGGATTGTGGTCTATACCACTAGCTTTTCTAGCTTTTGTATACTTTGGGTATATAAGTACAGTATACTTTGGAGATCCATTGATCTCTATTGAGTATCTACAGCAAGTTCTTCTGGCAGGACTAATCCTAGTGTTTGCTAACTTTGTAGCATTCCTTGGGGGTTACTTTAACTTTAGAGGACTTCAGAAGTACTTTTATTCTCAAGAAATTAAAGTAGAAACTAAAAACAAATTAACCGCATGGCAAAGAATAAAATTGTACTTGTGGGTTTACTTTGGATTGCTCTCCTCTTTCCTAGTAATCCTCTGGTTAGTAATGACGGCTACTGCGTAAGGGTAACCGCATCTAGCTACGTAGGTGTAAGAGAGAAAGGAGGTAACAACAAAGGTTTTACTAAACGTGAGTTTAGACAACTTATGGTTGAACAAGGATGGAAACCAGGGTATCCCTGGTGTTCCTTCTTTGTGATGGCTATGCTGAATGAGTGCGGTGTACCTAACACTATTACAGGTTGGTCACCTACAGCATATAACCGTAAAGATGTTATTTACACAGATGGCAAGTTCTATAAATCATTTAATGATGGTGATGTACTTGTTATGACTCTGAGTTACAATGACAGACAAGGTAGCGGTAGATATAAAGGTATAGCACATACAGGTATTGTAGATAGAATAGGTCAATACTCAGTAAGAACTATTGAGGGTAATACCAATGAACAGGGTATGAGAGATAGTAGAACTACTGATGGGGTGTACTACAAAATAAGACCATTAACCAAAAAACTACACATAACAAGATGGGGCAAATCTCAAAACTAACAAAAATCGGTATAGGTTTAGGGGCTACTATTCTTTTGCTGACAATTATTTTTAGTGTAAGAGCGTGTAAAAAACCTGCACCTAATCCTGCTGTAGATAGACTTAATGTGATAAATGATAGTCTGTATCATGTTATAGAGGAGAACAACAGAATAGCTAATGATCTCTATGAAAAACTTGACTCTATAACTATCATATCAGATACCATTATTCAACGACAAGAAATAACTAATAAGTACTATAGAAATGAAGTATATAACATTCTTAGCAGTAGTGATGCTGATGCCGATATTCAGTTTCGCGCAACCCTCCAAAAATCGGACTCCCTCCTCAAAAGTGGATTCTACTCCAAAACTTACAACCTACGATCTTCAGCTAATGAATCTCAATTTCACTAGCATGTGGTATTGGTATAATACCGCTATGGAGATAGACAGTTTGTACCAAATGGAGAAGCTTAAAGTTCATTACTATTCTAAGATTACTGGTATTCAAGCTAATAGCTACGAAACTCTTCAGCAGATCTATGATAATAAACAAGCTATTGAGAAAGCAATAGGTGTAGAAAAGGAGATGCAGATTAAAGATTTGAAGAAAAGAAATAGAAGACTCATAGCTCAAAATATAAGTTTGAGCATAGGTGTAGCTGGGCTCACATTTACCACAATTTATTTTGCTTTGTTCTGATTTTTATTAGTATATTGTAGTATATATATGTTTGTTTGTTATGGGAACTGGTGCAGTATTCTTTGAGACAAGGGATGTAATTACTATAGTAGTTGGGGTGGCATCACTGTCAGGTCTTTATTACACACTTAAACGGTCTGTAGACAGACTAAGTACTAACTTTATCAATATGCAAGACAATCACTCCAGAGATATGGCTGCTCTAAACCAGTCTCTAAAAGAAACCAAAGAAGACTTTAACAAAAAAGAACAGAACATCTATACAAGAATAGGTGAACTTAGAGAAGAACAAAAAAGTGCTAGTGAAAGACTAGATATTAAGATAGACGCTATATCATCTTCAGTAAATTCAATGAATGCGTCATTAGCAGAACTTACAGGATATTTAAAGGCAAAGAAAGATTGAGTCGTTGTGCTCTGTTTTGTGTTTTGTTATTATTGTTTTGATGTTTAAACTGAAGCCCTTAGAAACGTCTAAGGGTTTCTTTTTTTAAATGTTGTAAGTTTAAACTTTTATTGTATATTTGCGTATATATAAACTTAAAACAATGGATCAAACATTTATGACAGATGAGGATATCGCTCAAGGTATTGAGCTTACCCCAGAAATTATTGCAGCTAGAAAGCAAGAGATGCTGGACTTTTACAAAGAACAGATTGACTTTATGCATGTACAAATAGAGTTTGAAAAACTGGGTGCTGACATTGAGGAACACCGTCTTAGAAGACTTGTTGCTATGGTACGCCAAGCTCAAATTCAATCTCCACAGGAACCTCAAGCACCTGGTGAAGAACCAGAAGCTTCAGGACCTTCCGGAGAAAAAAAGAGATCACTGAAGAAGTCTTAATTGCTAGCTTAAACCAACATGGCAATCGTTAATCAAGTACAGAAAAGAATACGCATGGAGATCTGGGACATTACTAAGTTCCAGATCGCTGTGCATTGTCAGTTAAAAGACATACCTGTTTCTACCCTTGATCTAAATTGCCTGACCCTGCTAGCTTTATCAGGTGAACGTGAGCTTACAGATTTTTGTCAGGCTGCTGCTGAGAAGGAAATTTTTGGCAGCAGCCAATCTGTAAGAAATGCACTTACAAAAGCTGAAAAAAGAAACCTGATTATAAAACAGGGTAAGGGTAAGAAGAAGATTAAGATAAGTCCTGACCTAAAAATCCAAACTGAAGGGAACATACTTTTAGACTATAAAATTGTAAGAATTGAATCCTAAGAAGTTTAAGCATATACTAGAAGAAATTGCTAAAGAGGTTGATTGCGATAAACAGTTGATGTCAGATGTGATGGATTTTTACTGGTCTAATGTTAGAAAAAGCATGCTTACTATAGCTTATCCTAGAATAAACATAGAAAGTTTAGGCATGTTTAAATTAAAACCTAAGGTGCTGGATAAGACAATACTTAAGTACAAGATATCAATGGCTGGGTTTAAAAATCCAGATTTTTCTAAGTATCTCAGATATCAGAATCTTAAGGACAGGCTAGAAATATTAGAACGTGCTGCTGAACAGCTTAAAGCTGAAAAAGATAGACATACAAAAATAAAAACCGACAGATATGGCAACATTAATAGAAGTGTGGAAGAAGAAGGGAAAGATTCTTGAAGGAATCAAGAACTCTATATTTAAAGATGAACATGTTGAAGAAGTTGCGCAAGCAAGGGATAAAATATGTCAAGAATGCCCTAATATTGACAGAAGCGGTGACAAATGTTTTGCTCCCGGAACTCAGCCCTGTTGTGGGGTATGCGGTTGTTCACTCAAGTTTTTACAAAGGTCTCTTGCATCTAAGTGCGAAGCGGACAAGTGGCAAGCTGTCCTATCAAGTGAAGAGGAAGAGGATTTACTTAAGAAAATTGAAAAGGATGTCAGTTAAATTTCTACCACAGGAGCACAAATATGTAAGTGTTGATCCATCTGAAAATATTCAATGGACAAGCGTTACAAGTGTAGTCTCTAATTTTAAGGAGCATTTTGATGCTGATGTTATAGCTCAAAAATCCTCTAAAAATAAAAAGAGCAAGTGGTATGGTATGACTCCAGAAGAAATAAAAGAAGCCTGGAAGAATGAGTCAGATAGAGCTATTACACTAGGTACCTGGTACCACAACCAAAGGGAATCAGATATACTTGACTGCGATACTATCAACAGAGATGGTTTTGATTTAAAGATTATCAAGTCTGTGGAAGTTGATGGATTAAAGACAGCTCCTAAGCAAAAGCTCCAGGATGGTATTTATCCAGAGCATTTTGTATATCTAAAATCAGCAGGTGTTTGTGGGCAATCTGATAGAGTAGAAGTGGTTAATGGCAGAGTTGATATCTATGACTATAAGACAAATAAAGAAATCAAGAAGGAATCGTACAAAAACTGGGAAGGCATATCTAAAAAGATGCTTCATCCAGTATCTCATCTTGATGATTGTAACTATAATCATTATGCTCTTCAGCTTAGTCTATACCTCTATATAATTTTAAAACACAACCCAAAACTGAAACCAGGAAAGCTTTGCCTAGACCATGTGATATTTGAAGATGATGGTCTTGATGCTAAGGGTAACAAAATACATAGGTTGGATTTAGAAGGACACCCTATTATTAAGAATGTTGAGAGATATGAGCTACCTTATTTAAAAACAGAGGTCATATCTATAATCAATCATCTAAATGATCATTCAGCTTAATCCGATGATCCCAATCAAAAGGGTATCAGATAATATGGAAGGTTACGCTTTCTTAGTTATAGACTATAGTCAGGAGCATGATTTATTATTTACTTGTGCTATGGATGATGGGGAGATTTGGACACTGAATAATAAAGAGATAAGATTTTGTAAGAATATAAGCTTAGACAGAAAATGATTGTAAAGTTATTTGACATACAGAACGGGATAGTTATACCAACAGAACATTGTTATACTCTTACGACCTTAAAGAAGATAATGGATAATCACCCGGATGATTACCTTAAGATTTATCAGTATATATTTTATATGACATGTCCGAACCCAGATACAAACCCGTTCTTTAATTTATCTGAGGTAGACAAAGAAGAGATAATCCTAGCTGAAATAGATGCTGAGTTTTCTACCGATGATGCAGATATAATAGGAGCAATTAAGTTTTGCTCTGATATGTATGAGACACCTACGTCCAGAGCATACAAAGGGATCAAGCAAATGCTTGATAAACTAGCTACTTACATGGAAAAAACTGAAATAACACACGGTAGAGATGGCAATATCAATTCACTCGTCAGCGCAGCAGCAAAATTCCAACAAATCCGCGAGAGCTACAAAGGTGCCTACAAAGACCTCCAGGATGAACAAAAAAGTCAAGTCAGAGGAGGACAAGGTCTTGCATACGACCAGTTATAGAGGTAAGTTTTTTGTAATCGATGCAGAACTGTATAACTGCCAGTTTCTAATTAGTATAAATCAGGATAACGAAGATCTTGTTATATCTCTTATTGAAGCCCATGTTTTATATTCTGCAGAAGATCCTGAATTAGGCTATTACATGGAGCACTTCATAAACATGAAGAAAACTAATCTTGCTAAAACAGTGATGCATGATAATGGAGTGATTAGTATAAAGATAAATAAGTTTGATAAAAACGATGCCAATGATATGGCTACGCTAATTCATGAATTATCACATGCTGCAATGTTTACCTTTGATAGAATAGGTACGCCACATAATGCAGACACTGATGAACCTTACAGTTATCTTCTTGGATTTTTAGTAAAGAAGTTTTTTGAGAACGTAGGATAACCGCTATCTTTATAGTATGGCTAAGACAAACATCGAAAAGACACCCCCAAAAGGAGAGATCAAGTTCTCAATTACTCTTTCAGAAGAGCAGAAAAAAGCTAAAGAACTGATTATCAGCACACCTTATAATTTTCTTATTGGGTATGCTGGTAGTGGTAAGACTCTAGTTGCCGTACAGATAGCACTAGATCTTTACTTTAAGAGAAGAGTAAATAAGATTATTATAACCAGACCTACAGTTTCTACTGAGGATAATGGGTTTCTTCCTGGTTCTGAGAAGGAAAAAATGGAACCCTGGTTAGTTCCGATTAAGTCTAACATGAGAAAGGTCTATGACAAACCTGATATCCTAAACAAGATGGAAGAAGAGGGTCACATAGAACTTGTATCTCTAAGTCACTTTAGAGGAAGAACCTTTGAGAATGCCGTATGTATAATAGATGAGTTCCAGAATCTAACCAAGGCACAACTACAAATGTGTGTAGGTAGATTGGGTAAGGGTTCTATTATGATATTTACAGGTGATCTACAGCAGATTGACCTTAAGATAAAAAGTGACTCTGCTATTCACGATATTCCTAAAATTGAAAAGTCAGCATTTGTAAATAAGATAGTTCTTACAGAGAATCATAGACATGAGGCTCTAAATGAAATACTCAAGCTATTAAATGAGTACTGAAATCTACGAACATATACCCACTTACAGCGATGGAGAATGGAGCTACACAGATTTTGAAAGTAGAAAAGACTTCTATGAATTCTGCTTGTCAATCTTTAAAGAACCTGGGGAATATGAATTTGATGAAACATCTAAATTGTTTAATGAACAAGCACGACTGTTTAATAAAAACGGAATTTATTGTACAGCACCATCTGGAACTAAAGACTTTATAAAATACTGGGATACAGAAAAAGAAAAGTGTAGAAAGGGTGTGATATATAAATCAGGCACCAAAGCTTGGTATATTACCCGTGACTACTACATGTGGTTAAACTTCCTTCCAATCTTTAATAAGGAAACACAGAAGTACGGATTTGCTGATGTAAGAGATGCTCAATACCACATGGCTCTTTATGAGATACTTGCAGAACTAGACTATAAGCACTGTGCTATTCTAAAGAAACGTCAGATTGCTAGCTCTTATTTCCATTGTGGTAAACTCATAAACCAGATATGGTTTGAGGAAGGGGTTACCCTAAAGATGGGAGCTAGCCTCAAGGATTATATCAATGAAAAGGGTAGCTGGAAGTTCTTGAATGAATACGAGTCATTCTTGAATAAACACACAGCTTGGTATAGACCCATGAACCCCAACAAAACAATGTTCTGGCAGCAGAAGATTGAGATATCAAACTTTGTTGGTGGACAGAAGAGAAAGACTGAGATAGGTTTAAAGGGTGTAATTCAGGCAATGTCTTTTGAGAAAAGCCCTACAACAGGTGTCGGTGGTCCTACTAAATACTTCTTTCACGAGGAAGCTGGTATTGCTCCTAAGATGAATCAGACCTATGAATACCTGAGACCAGCTCTTAGATCCGGTATGATTACTACAGGTACTTTTATAGCAGCTGGTTCTGTCGGTGACTTGAGTCAGTGTGATCCACTTAAAAAGCTGATTCTACACCCGGAAGCAAATGATATATACGCTGTACCATCTGTATTAATTGATGATAAAGGGACTATTGGTACTACTGGATTATTTATACCAGAACAATGGTCAATGCCACCTTATGTAGATAAGTATGGTAATTCACAGGTTCCTGAAGCACTTAAAGCACTTGATGAGTTATTCGCCAAATGGAAAAAAGAACTAGATCCTCAGGAGTACCAGCTTCGTATATCTCAGCACCCTAGAAATGTAAAAGAAGCATTTGACTTTAGAACCCTGTCTTTATTCCCTTCACATTTGGTCACAGGTCAAATGCATAGAATAGATGATAAAGAATATCCTTATGAGTTTCTAGATATATACAGAAATATACAGGGTGGGGTTGATGTACAGACTACTAATAAGATGCCTATCATGGAGTTCCCGGTTACTAAAAATACCGAGGATAAAACAGGTACACTGGTGGTATGGGAAAGACCTGTAAAGGATCCTGAGTTTGGTATGTACTATGCTTCTATTGACCCCGTGTCAGAAGGTAAGACAACTACCTCAGAATCACTGTGTTCTATTTATGTTTACAAAACTCCAGTTGAGGTAACTAAAAACAATGGTTCCGAGATACAGACTTATATAGAAAGAGACAAAATTGTAGCTGCTTGGTGTGGTCGTTTTGATGATATTAAAAAGACACATGAGAGACTTGAAATGATTATAGAGTGGTATAATGCGTGGACAATAGTTGAAAATAACATCCCGCAGTTTATCACCTACATGATTGATAGAAAAAAGCAGAGATACTTGGTACCTAGATCTCAGATATTATTCCTAAAAGATATAGGAGCTAATGCCAATGTTTATCAGGAATACGGATGGAGAAATACAGGTACCCTGTTTAAGAGTCACATGATTAGTTACGCTATTGATTTCTTGACAGAAGAGCTAGACCAGGAAGTTACATCAGAAGGTAAAATTGTAAGAACTACTTATGGTATAGAAAGGATACCAGACCCTATGCTTTTAAAAGAAATGATTGAGTATAGAGATGGAGTAAACGTGGATAGACTTGTATCATTTGCAGCATTGATTGCCTTTGCTAGAGTACAGCAGGCAAATAGGGGATATAAAAAGAGATATGAGGAAACCGAGAATGTAAAAAAGTTGGATAACTCCAATAAATTCAGTAAATTAATTAGGAGCCCATTTCGCCATATTGGTGGATCTGGTAATACTTTTGGCATGAAGGTTCCAAAACAACCGTTTAGAAATTTAAGATAATATGCAAGTATATAACGCCCTACAAGTTAAGGCAGGTGCCAAGACAGAGTACAACAAAATGGGTACTCTCAATCAGCCTATACAATTTTTACCTAGATCTAAAAAAGATGAAGATTGGGCAGCTTGGTGTTTAGACTGGCTGGAGTGGCAAGGGTTGAAGATGGTGCGCAGAAATGCTAGGCGCCTTATGAAGAACTACAAACTTGCTAAAGGTATTATTGATAGAACAGACTATGTAATTGAGGAAGATAATGAGTATGCTGATTTAATTGATACTCTTACAAAGGAGGATGTGTCTGCATTAGAACTTAAGTTTTATCCTATTATCCCTAATGTAGTTAATACTCTTACTTCTGAATTTTCTAAAAGAGTTACTAGAGTAACTTATGGTGCCGTAGATGAATACTCCTACAATGAAATGTTGGAGCAAAAGAAAGCTGAAGTTGAAGAATTACTTGTTACTGATGCTAAAAGAAAGATTACTGAGAGATTGATAATGATGGGTGCAGACCCAGAAAGCCCTGAGTTTCAGGAACAAACATCTCCAGAATCTTTAAGAAGTCTACCTGAAATTGAAGCTTTTTATCAGAAAGACTACCGCTCAATGATTGAGCAGTGGGCGGAACATCAGCATAGAGTTGATACTGAACGTTTTCATATAGATGAGTTAGAGGAGCGTGGTTTCCGTGATCTTCTTATTGCTGATAGAGAATTCTGGCATTTTAAAATGATGGAGGATGACTATGATGTAGAGTTGTGGAATCCTGTTTTAACATTCTACCAAAAAGCTCCAGAGACTAGATATATTTCTGATGGTAACTGGGTTGGTAAATATGATATGATGACTGTTGCTGATGTCATTGACAAGTATGGTTGGTTGATGACAGATAAGCAAATGGAAGCAATAGAACTTATCTACCCGGTAAGATCTGCTGGTTATCCTATTCAGGGTTATCAAAATGATGGTGCATACTATGATGGTACTAAGTCACATGCATGGAATACAAACATGCCGTCACTTGGCTACAGACAGTTTACCTCTATGTGGGACAGTGCTCAATATGGAGGTGATATTGTAAACTGGATTATGATGGAGAATGAAGACTACCTAGACATGGGTATGTCCAACCTTCTCCGTGTTACTACAGTGTATTGGAAGTCACAAAGACGTGTAGGACATCTTACCAAGATTACATTATCTGGTGATGTTATTACAGAGATTGTTGATGAAGACTATACAATTACTGATAAACCTGAGTACAACACCTCACTTATAAAAAATAAAACTAAGCACACGCTTATATTTGGTGAGCACATTGATTGGATCTGGATTAACCAGGTTTGGGGTGGTGTAAAGATTGGCCCAAATAGACCTACATTCTGGGGTACAAATAACCCTGGTGGTATTACTCCTATCTACTTAGGTGTAAATCAAAATCATATTGGACCACTTAAGTTTCAATTTAAAGGTGACAATTCACTCTATGGATGTAAACTTCCTGTAGAAGGTTCTGTATTCTCTGATAGGAATACTTACTCAAGGTCTCTTGTTGACTTGATGAAACCTTTCCAGCTTGCCTATAATATTGTAAATAACCAGATTCAGGATATCCTGGTAGATGAGTTAGGAACTGTTATTATGCTCGATCAAAACTCTTTGCCAAGACACTCACTGGGTGAGGACTGGGGAAAGGGTAACTTTGCTAAAGCATATGTGGCAATGAAGAACTTCCAGATGCTACCTCTGGATACGTCTATTACTAACACTGAGAATGCTCTAAACTTTAACCATTTCCAGAAACTGGATATGTCACAGACTGAGCGTTTGATGTCTAGGATTCAGTTAGCTCAGTACTTTAAGCAGCAAGCATTTGAGGTAATTGGCATTACCCCACAGCGCTTGGGTCAGGAAATTACTAGACAAACAGCTACAGGTGTAGAGCAATCTATCAATGCTAGTTATGCTCAGACTGAAACATACTTTATTCAGCACTGTGATTACTTAATGCCTAGAGTGCATCAAATGAGAACTGACTTGGCTCAGCATTATCACTCTACAAAACCATCTGCAAGACTTAATTACATAACCTCTCTTGATGAAAGAAAAAACTTTGAGATAAATGGTACTGATTTCTTGCTCCGTGATATTAATGTGTTTGCTACTACTAAAGCAAACCAGAGAGCTATTCTTGAACAGCTTAAGCAGCTTGCTCTTAGCAATAATACTTCTGGCGCTAGTATCTACGATTTGGGTAATATTATTAAGTCTGATTCTATTTCAGAAGTTACGCACATACTCAAAGCAGCAGAGAAGAAATCGGATGCAGTTAGACAGCAAGAAATGCAGCAACAGCAGCAAATGCAAGAGCAAATGATTCAAGCTAAGCAGCAGGAAGAACAACTCAAGCTAGAGTTCCAAGCATCTGAAAAAGATAAGGATAGACAAGCAGATATTCTTATTGCTCAAATCAGATCTGCCGGATATGGTGCTATGCAAGATATTAATGAGAATATGCAGTCTGATTATATGGATGCTTTGGATCAAATCCAGAAGTCTGAAAACTATCAGAGCACTATGGATCTCAATAGAGAGAAGGAAGCTAATAAGATTATGACATCTAGAGAGAAGCTGAATGTTGAAAGAGAGAAGATAAATGCTCAAAGAGAGATAGCAAATACACAGCTTCGTGTTGCACAGGAGAATAAAAACAGGTTTGATGTACCTAATAAAACAGATGAAAAGGATAAAAAGAAGAAGAAGTAGCTATATTCTCCGCTTTATTTACCTAAAGCAAAAAATTTTTAAAGTTTAGGTATATATATTTGCGTATATTACTAGTGTAGATTTTAATTAAACCAACAAAAAATATGAGTAACACACAAGATAATACCGTTGTTGAGCAGGTTGATTTAGACCTGGACAACATACTTGGTATGCCTGGAGCTGAGAGCGTAATGCTCCCAGAAGAAAAGAAACAAAATGTATTTTCTGCAGGCAAACCGGATTTATCTTTTATTGAAAAACCGGGGTCTGCAGATGACTCTAGTGAAAATAAAGATAAGGATGCAGCAGACCTTGCTGATGTACTTAAAGACCTGGACCCAGAAGATGCATCATTAGGTTTACAATCTAGTGATGATGAACCTAAGAAAACTCCTGGACGTGCTAAGGTTGCAAAAGATGGTACAGTAGAACTAGTTAAAAAACTAATTGATGCTGGTAAGATTGTTCCATTTGATGATGATAAGCCTATTGAAGATTACACTCTCAATGACTTTGAAGAACTTTTAGAAGCAAACTTTGAAGAAAGAGAGAATACAATAAGACAATCTACTCCTGCTGAGTTCTTTGAATCACTTCCTGAAGAACTGCAAGTAGCTGCTAAATATGTAGCTGATGGTGGTCAGGATCTCAAGGGACTGTTTAAAGTTTTGTCACATGTGGAGGAAACCTTTGAGCTAGATCCTAATGAGCCAAATCATCAAGAAAGGATTGTAAGAGAATATCTATCAGCTACAAACTTTGGTTCTCCTGATGAAATTCAGGAAGAAATTGATAGCTGGAAGGATAGAGGTGACCTTGAAGCTAAGGCTAACAAGTTCAAACCAAAGTTGGATGCAATGCAAGCTAAAGTTGTGCAGCAAAAACTTGCACAACAAGAGCAGATGAAAAAACAACAAGCTGCACAAGCACAGGCTTATATGCAAAATGTATATAATACTATTGCTCCTGGTGAACTTAATGGTTTGAAACTAGATCGCAAAACACAAGAAATGTTGTATGGCGGTTTGGTGCAGCCATCATATCCCAGCATTAGTGGTAGACCCACTAACTTACTAGGTCACTTGTTGGAAAAATACCAATATGTAGAACCTAACCACGGTTTGATTGCAGAAGCTCTTTGGTTGCTAGCGGACCCAGATTCTTACAGAAGTAGAATCATGGATCAAGCTCAGAAAGTACAGGTTGAAAAAACTGCCCGTATGCTGAAGACAGAAGAAGCAAGAAGAAGCACAGGTTCTCCTATTGTAGAGAAAGAGGAAGTGAAGCAAAGAACTATTAAACGTAACAACAACTTTTTTAAACGCTAATTAATTAACCTTTTATAATTTAAGTTAAAATGGCAACTCCAGTTTTAAATAATGGTATATTTCTACGAGATACCAACTACGCAGCTAGTTCACACGTAGATTCATACCACTTAGTTAACATGTTGAAGAATGCAGAACCAATGGACATGGGTCCAGTGGATCTGTGGGCAATGGCACAAAAAGTCGAAATGCCTCTTTACCAAATGTCTAGCTTTGGTGGTAAGAATGTGATCATGGTTGACAACGCAAGAGGTGAGTACAAGTGGCAGACCCCAGTTGTACAAGACCTTCCTTACATCATTGAGGACATTGAGTCTGCAAATGAGACTAAGGGTATTGATGGCACAACCTTCAAAATCAAAATTTCACGTCGTGAGTTTGGTCATGGTGATATCATCACTTATGATAAGTACAACGGTGTGGAAATGTACATTGTTCCTGATCAGGATATTGTTCCACTTGGTGATGGTTTTGTTTACACTGTACAACTTGTAAACAATGACAGCACTAAGTTCTTGGATAACAAGTATCTTGCTTCTGGTACTAAAGTATTCCGTAAGGGTTCTGCCCGCGGAGAGTATGGTGAGAGATTCTCTGATATTCAGATCCAGTCAGGCTTCCGTGAATTCTACAACTTTGTAGGTGGTGCTGAAGCTCACGTACACTACTCTATTTCATCTCGCGCTGATCTTATGATCAAGGGTGGTATGAATGCAGATGGTACTGTACCTGTAACTGAAATCTGGAGAAACTTTGACCAAAACATGGATCCTTCTATCACTAACCTTGAGAACATGGTTAGCCGTATGGGTAAGGAGTATGTTAAAAAGGCAATGTCAAATGGTAACCTTTCTCGTACCTTCTTGACCACAATGGAAGCTGCTCACTTGACCAAAGTAGCAAGCGACATTGAAACCTACTTGATGTGGGGACAAGGTGGTAGAGTTCGTCAGGATGGTCCAGATGATGTAAGATTGTCTGTGGGTCTTTGGAAGCAGCTTGATAACTCATTCAAGCGCGTGTACAACAAGTCTGGTTTCAACCTTGATTTGTTCCGTTCTGAAATCTACAACTTCTATGCTGGTAAGGTTGAGTTCAAGGGTCCAGATCCTAAGCGTCAACTGATTGTACAAACTGGTATGGGTGGTATGAGAATGGTTAACGAAGCTATCAAGAAAGAGGCAGTTAACTCAGGTCTTGTAATCCAAGCTGCTGATAATGCTGGTATCGGTGCTATCACTGGTAAGGGCATGGATCTCGGATTTGGTTTTGCATACACTTCTTACGTTATCCCATTCTTGGCAAACGTGAAGTTTGTGTTGAACCCTGCTTTTGACAACGTACACACAAATGACATTGAAAACCCAATCATTGATGGTTTCCCATTGTCATCTTACAACTTCATCATCTTTGATATCACTGACAACACTAACGACAATATCTTCTTGTTGAAGTTGTCTTGGGATAACCAATTGAAGTGGTGGTACCAAAACGGTACAATGGACTACATGGGTCGTACCCAAGGATTCCAGTCTTCTGGACAGTTCAATGGATACCGTGTATATATGACACAA